AAAAAATGTGAAAATTACTATCACAGCTATGTATTCCACGCAATCACCCCCTTTCTCAAGGGAGTCGAAACAGCCGCCACCGTTCCTTTACTGTACAGTATTATAACATAACGGTTGCAAAAATGCAACTACTTTTTGAAAAAATAAAAATAATTTTGCAAAAATGCGAAAAATATATTGACAATAACTTACAAGGGTGGTATCATATAGTTGTCGCAGAAATGCAACACAATAAAAACTGGAGGTGATAAAATTGACTAATGTTGATAAGCTGAAAGGGGCTATCAAGGAGAAAAGATTAACCCCTGAAAAGGTTGCTGAAAGTATCGGTATCGACAAAAGTACGATGTATCGTAAACTTTCTAACGGTGGTGAGGATTTTACCATTAAGCAGGCAGACGCTATCACACAAATTCTCGGATTAACAGGTGATGAGGCACAGGCTATTTTTTTTAGTCAGTTTGTCGCATAAATGCAACTATTATATTAAGGGGGTGAGAAAATGGGATTTTTTAATAATTTATTCAACATAGAAAAAGCACCAACAGTCAACAAGACTGTCAGTGCACCTTATGTTCCGCCTTATCCTTTAGAAAAAGATTTTTATACTTTTGATAAGGTAGAGTGGAGCGGAGCGTTACCACCTCATTCAATGACACTTTCTTTTGTACTTCCTTATTCCGATTGGTGCGAATTTGAAAAGTCAGACCTTTATCGAGATTTGGAGAATTATCTTCAGGAATTACAAAAACGAGGTAACCCGAATGAGAATGTAGGCACTCAAGATTGATAGGCAGATGTTCATTGTATGTCGGAACATACTCATCAACACCTTTTGCCTTGTGATGATAAGAATTAACTTCGTGGGTGTTGTAATCTTCGGTGTACTCTATGCCGTTCAGAACTAATTGAATGTCGGTAACAGAAATAGGCAGTTGCGATTTATTGTTAAGTTTATAATGAATGAAAAGTCTTTTCTTTCCCTGCACGCCTAATTTGTATGCGTATTCAAGCATTGTGATTTCCAAATTCACTTTGTGCGAAACAAAATAGTTAATCAGGTTTATTAAAGATATTAAAAAGCCTGCAATGCCTAAAATACCACTAATTATTACCCACATATAATCAGCTCCTTTGCTCGATTATAACATTCGCAAAAAATATTTGTAACACAATCAATAATACCACAATCGCAGTCCCATTAAACGGACTTAGCTGAAAAGAGGTGAAGAAAGACGGAAGTAATAATAATTTTAGGACTGCTAATGCTTTGCACAGCTTTTGCTTCAGCAGTATTAGCAATAAAAATAGTAGCCGCCCATTTGTATAAAACAATAGACAGCTACCTTGATAAGCACGACGCTCAAATTATGGATCTGATTAAGTGGGCAAAGGAGAATGAAAATTGAACAAGTTTTTAATGTTTGTAGTGTTTATTCTCAACGCAATTAGCTTACTTCTGCTGATTATAGCAATGCTTATCAAAGCAGGAGTTATCCGTTAAGAAAGAAGTATTCAAAAAGTACAATTAGAATTACTGATAATAGGAAAACCGCAATCAACGGCATTGAATATTTAGTAATTCCTAATATTAAAACTTTTATGTTTCGTGTTTTGTATGTATACATCTTTTTATCTAACGGTCTTAAAGGAATTCCTAAAGCACAACAACAATCGTCATATTCTTTGTCGACTAATTTTGAAATGCTTTGAAAGTTAATTTTATCTAATGGAAGAGAAAATACATAGCTGAGTTTTCCACCTGCGATAAGTTTATTATCGGCAATAATATCTTCGCATTTTTCAACAGCTTGTTTAATTTCAGAAGTAATTTCCTTTTTGTACAAATGTTCTTCAAGCAGGTTGAATATGGGGAAAATCACTAATTCATATCGTTCTTTCAGATAGGTTTTGTTCTGTTCCTTTTTAAATAATATCCAAGACAGAACCAAAGTGCATAAGGTTGAAACTGCGGATATTATTAAAGTCAACCACGATAAAATATCATTCATATTTATGCCTCCTTTCATAGTTAATCATAACATTTAAGGTCGTGTAAAGCAATAAAATATCGAAAAGCAGGTGAGAAAATGGCAAAACTTAAACTTATTGACACAAAGGACAAGTTCCTTCTTGAAATTGACGGAACAGAAATTCCGTATGTTACAAGCTATCAGATAACACGAACGGTCGGCGAGGTTGTACTGCTCAAACTGGCTCTCAGCGTTGCTGATGTTGAATCAGTTGAAATCGTTTCAGACAAAATTACCAACGAAAATTAAGGAGGTGTACATATGCCGAGAGAAAGACCTATCATCAATTGGGATGAAGTGCCGGTGATAATTGATGTGCCGTATGTGGCACGGTTGCTTGCACTTAATGTTGATTACACAACACGGCTTGCACAAAGGGGCGTTCTTCCTGCCCACAAAATCGGAAAGCTTTGGCGATTTGATAAGGAAGAAATCAGACAATACATAAAGGAGCATTAACAATGTGGCATTTAAGAAACTACCCGACACGCAGAAAACTGCTCAAAGATGTGGAAAACCTCAGAGCAGAGAACAGACATCTCAGCATTGAGTTGAGAAATGCAAGAACGGACCTTGCACTCGAAAAAACAGCGTCAAGCGGTTATCGTCACGAGAACCGAGTGCTAAAACGCAAACTCAAAGCACTTGAAACGCCTGAATCCGAAGCATTCAATTTTGAATGTATGGGTGTTTCAAATGTCAACTAAAAAAGAAACCGCTGAAGCTCTGCAAAGCCTCAACGGACAAAGAAAAATACCTTAATTAAATGATAGACAATTTTAAGCGAATTGTCAAGGAGGACTTTAATATGTCAGTAAAAATATCAGCTTTTGAAATCGAAAATGTAAAAAGAGTAAAGGCGGTTGCTTACGAGCCGACCGAAAACGGACTTACCGTGTTGGGCGGTAAAAACGGACAGGGAAAGACTTCCGTACTTGACGCAATTGCGTGGGCTCTCGGCGGTAATCGTTTCGCTCCGTCTGCTCCGTACCGTGAGGGTTCAACAATTCCGCCACATCTAAAAATCAAGCTCTCAAACGGTATTGTTGTGGAGCGTAGCGGTAAGAACAGCAGTCTTAAAGTAATTGACACCGCAGGCAACAAAGGCGGACAGGCTTTGCTTGACGCATTTGTCAGTAACTTTGCTCTTGACCTGCCGAAGTTTATGAATGCAACAGGCAAGGAAAAGGCTGACACGCTCCTGCAGATTATCGGTGTAGGCAACAGAGTTTACGAGCTTGAAACGCAGGAAACAGATGTATATAACAAGCGCCGTGCTATCGGTCAGATTGCAGACCAAAAGAAAAAGTTTGCCGCCGAAATGCCCGAATACGAAGGCGTGCCGAATGAACCTGTATCAGCCTCTGAACTTATCAATAAACAGCAGGAAATTCTTGCACGCAACGGTGAAAATAACCGCCTGAGAGCAGAAAAAGATAGCCTTGAAAGCCGTGCCAACAATTTGCAGAGCGAAATCAACAGGCTTAACGAGGATTTGAGAAAATACAATTCCGAGCTTACAAAAGTGCTTGCACAGCTTGAACAGAGCAGAAAGACCGTTGCCGAACTGCACGATGAAAGCACGGCAGAGCTTGAAAGAAACATTACCGAGATTGATGAAATTAACCGCAAAGTCAGAGCCAACCTCGATAAAGCGAAAGCTGATGAGGACGCAAAGGAATATTACGGCAAGTACGCCGATATGACGGCACAGCTTGAAGAAATCCGCAAAACAAAATATGACTTGCTCAACAACGCAAATTTGCCTCTTGACGGCTTATCGGTTGAAAAGGGCGAGCTTACATATAACGGTTTTAAGTGGGACAACATGAGCGGTTCGGAACAGCTTCGTGTCGCTACGGCAATTGTTCGCAAGCTCAATCCCGAATGCGGATTTGTCCTGCTTGACAAGCTCGAACAAATGGATACCGACACACTCAAAGACTTTGCAAAATGGCTTGAATCAGAGGGATTGCAGGCTATTGCAACAAGAGTTTCAAACGGCGATGAATGTTCAATAATCATCGAGGACGGCTATATTAAGTCCGAAACAACCGTACCTGTTACAACACCGACTTGGACAGAAGGAGAGTTTTAATTATGGCTACAAGAACTACGGCTAAAACAACAGCAAAAACAAATACAAATGAATGTGTAATCAAATGCAATCCGCACAGAGAGCTTGCCTGCGGTTATACCAAGGTTAAGATTATGCCTGAAAACTATTCAAGAATTGTTTTGATTGCAGGTATGACAGGCAAGTCAATACAGGATTTGACAAACGAACTGCTCAACTACGCAATCGACTATGTTGTCATTGATGTTGACGGCAATAAAATCAATTTTTCAGATGTACAGGGGGTGAGATAATGAACATCACAAGAGGTAAAATTAAGTCGGCTCAAAAGGTTGTAATTTACGGTCCCGAGGGTATCGGCAAGTCAACTTTTGCTTCGCAGTTTCCGAATCCTCTGTTTATCGACACTGAGGGTAGTACAAAAAACCTTGATGTTGCAAGAATGGATAAGCCGACATCGTGGACGATGCTCAAGAGTCAGCTTGAATATATCAAAAGCAATCCGACTGTATGCAAGACGGTTGTTATTGATACAATCGACTGGGCAGAACAGCTTTGCATTGATGATATTTGCTCAAAATATGGTAAGAAAGGTATTGAAGATTTCGGCTACGGAAACGGCTATGTTTATGAAAAAGAGGAGTTCGGCAGATTTTTGAACAGCCTTGAAGATTTGATTGACAGAGGTATCAATGTTGTGCTCACCGCACACGCACAGCTCCGCAAGTTTTCACAGCCTGACGAAATCGGTGAATATGACCGTTGGGAGCTAAAACTCGGCAAAAAGACTGCTTCACAGATTTCTCCGCTTGTAAAAGAATGGGCGGATATGGTGCTTTTCGCAAATTATAAAACAGTAGCGGTGGCAACCGACAAAGACGGCAGAAAGTACAAGGCACAGGGCGGAGGGAGAGTGATGTACACGCTTCATCACCCTTGTTGGGACGCAAAGAACCGTCACGGACTGCCCGAAGAAATGGACTTTAGCTATGCAGGCATTGCCTATATTTTTAATGATGTCGCACCTGCAAATAACGCTTCTGCTCCGCAGAATCCGATACTTCAGCCACCTAAGGCAGAGCCTGTGACACAGCCTGTGCCACAACCTACGCAGATTGAAAAAGCTCCCGAGCCTGTACCACTGTCAACACCTCAGATACAGAATGATAAATCTGTCAATATTCCCGAGGGCATACCAAAAGCTCTTGCCGACCTTATGAGAGCTAACGGTGTTGATGAAAGCGAAATCAGACAGGCGGTGTTTACACAGGGACACTACCCTTACGATACACCGATTACAAACTATGACCCACGATTTATTAACGGTTACCTTGTGGGAGCGTGGAATAAGGTGTTTGAAGTGATACAGAGCAACCGTGACTTACCGTTTTAATAAGAAAGGAAGATGTATAAATGGATAGAGAATTTGGTTGGAACGACGAAATAACCGAAGAGGGCGGAAATTATGAACCACTCCCCGAGGGTGATTATGATTTTACAGTAGCAAAGGTTGAGCGTGCTCGCTCACAGGGTAAAGGCAAACTGCCGCCGTGCAATATGGCAAAGGTGACTTTTGATGTGTGGGGAGCAGATGACAAGCGAGAAATTACAGTTAATTTCGTACTGCACTCCTCGCTTGAATGGAAGCTGTCACAGCTCTTTTTGTCCGTGTCAATGAAAAAGCACGGCGAACCGCTCCGTATGGACTGGACAGGCATTATCGGCAAGAAAGGTAAATGTCAGGTTATCATACGCAAATATGTCAAGAATGACGGTACAGAGGGCGTAACAAATGACATCAAGTATTTTTATGCCTACGATGAGCAGGTGACAACGGTATCTCCTGCCGTAGCACAGCCTGCACCTCAGCAGTATGTACAGCCTACATATCCGCCACAGTATAACACACAGCCTGCAACGCCAAATACTGCGATGCCGAATAACTGGACACCGGGTAGCTTTTAATGCAGTTACGACCGTATCAGAATGAAGCGAAGAATGCCGTTTTCTCCGAGTGGGAAAGCGGCAATTTAAAAACATTACTTGTCTTGCCTACAGGCTGTGGCAAGACGATAGTTTTTGCAAAAATCACCGAAGAATGTGTCCGTCGAGGTGACAGGGTGCTGATACTTGCCCACCGTGGAGAATTGCTCGACCAAGCGGCGGACAAAATCCAAAAAGCAACAGGACTTAATTCGTCGGTTGAAAAAGCCGAGCAAAGTTGCATAGGTTCGTGGAACAGGGTTGTTGTAGGCTCTGTACAGACGCTTATGCGTGAGAAAAGACTGTCAAACTTTGACAGCGATTATTTCGACACAATCATTATTGATGAAGCACATCACTCAATCAGCGACAGCTATCAGCGTGTGCTTGAGCATTTTGACAATGCAAAAGTGTTGGGTGTTACCGCAACACCCGACCGAGGAGATATGAAAAATTTAGGAGCAGTATTTGATTCGCTTGCGTATGAATACACACTCCCTAAGGCTATCAAAGAGGGGTATCTGTCACCGATTAAAGCTGTGACAATACCGCTTACACTTGACCTTTCGGGAGTTGCCACACAGGCAGGAGATTTTAAAGCAAGCGACATTGACACGGCACTTGATCCGTATCTTTATCAGATTGCCGAAGAAATGAAAAAATACTGTAAGGACCGTAAAACTGTTGTGTTTTTACCACTTGTAAAAACATCGCAGAAATTTAAAGACATTTTGAACGAAAAAGGCTTTAAAGCGGCAGAGGTAAACGGTAACAGTGATGACAGAACAGAAATATTGCAGGACTTTGAAAACGATAAATACAATGTCTTGTGTAACTCAATGCTTTTAACCGAGGGTTGGGACTGCCCAAGTGTTGACTGCGTAGTCGTGTTAAGACCTACAAAGGTGCGTGGACTTTACTGCCAAATGGTCGGCAGAGGTACAAGACTTGCTCCAAACAAGACGGAGCTTTTGCTACTCGACTTTTTGTGGCACACAGAAAGGCACGAACTTTGCAGACCTGCACATCTCATTTGCGACAATGAAGAAGTCGCACAAAAAATGACAGAAAACTTATCAGAACAGGCAGGCTGTCCGATTGACATTGAAGAAGCGGAGGAAAAAGCAAGTGAAGATGTTGTTGCTCAGCGTGAAGAGGCGCTTGCAAATCAGCTCGCGGAAATGCGAACACGCAAACGCAAACTTGTAGATCCGTTGCAGTACGAAATGTCAATTCAGGCGCAGGACCTTGCAGGATATGTTCCGGCATTTGGCTGGGAATGTTCTCCGCCTACAGACAAACAGAAAGCAAAACTTGAAAAGCTCGGAATATTCCCCGATGAAATTCAGAGTGCCGGCAAAGCAAAACTTATTCTTGACAGGCTCGAAAAGCGAAGAATTGAGGGCTTAACCACACCTAAACAAATCCGTATGCTTGAAAGCAGAGGTTTTCAGCACGTGGGCAAATGGCAGTTTGACGAAGCGTCAGCTTTGATTTCAAGGATTGCCGCAAACGGTTGGAGAACTCCGAAAAACATTAACCCGAAAACATATGTACCGCAAAGCGAGGTGAATACGGTTGGACTTACTTAATGCACTTGAATACATCAGTCCGTCAGAGCTTGACTACCAAGACTGGGTAAATGTCGGAATGGCACTCAAACAAGAGGGATACAGCGTAAAAGACTGGGACGATTGGAGCAGAGCAGACAACCGCTATCACAACGGTGAGTGCGAAAAGAAATGGCAGAGCTTTAACGGCTCTGCTTCACCTGTCACAGCAGGCACGATAATCCAAATGGCTAAAGACAGGGGGATGACTTTTCGTGAATCGAAAGAACTCGGCTGGAATGACGAAATTGCTTTTGAGCAGGGTGATAAGGGCGATATTGGTGTAAATACCTGTGAGGGTGTAAAGTTTCACGAGCCTACAAACTGGAACCCGGTAAATGAGATTGTGACCTACATTGAAACTCTCTTTGATAGCTCGGAAAATGTAGGCTATGTTACTGAAACTTATAAAAAAAATGACAACGGCAAGGTTAAATATTCGCCAACACAAGGCAGTTGTGACCGTACGGCAGGTGAGCTTATTGCCGCCCTCAACAATTGTGACGGTGATATATCAAATGTATTCGGTGATTACAAACCCGAGGCAGGTGCGTGGATAAGGTTTAATCCGTTGGACGGTAAGGGTGTTAAAAACGAGAATGTAACCGATTATCGTTACGCTCTGGTGGAATCTGACTGTATGGCTCTTGAAGAACAAAATGCAATCATCAGAGAGCTTGAGCTGCCTGTTGCGGTGCTTGTTTATTCGGGCGGAAAATCAGTCCATGCTATTGTTAAGATTGATGCCGCAAACTATGACGAGTATCGTAAAAGGGTTGATTATCTCTACAATGTATGCCATAAAAACGGCTTTGAAATCGACAAGCAGAACCGCAATCCGTCAAGGCTGAGCCGTATGCCCGGTGTTATCCGCAACGGCAAAAAGCAGTTTATCATTGACACAAACATCGGTAAATCAGACTTTGCCGAGTGGAAAGACTGGGTGGAAAGTATCAACGATGACTTACCTGATCTTGACAACCTTGCAGATTTTTTTGAAAATCCTCCTGAACTTGCTCCGCCTCTGATTGAGGGAGTATTGCGACAGGGACATAAAATGCTCCTCGGCGGACCCTCAAAAGCAGGTAAGTCATTTGGTCTTATCGAATTGTGTATTGCAATTGCCGAGGGAACAGAATGGTTCGGCTTTAAGTGTGCGCAGGGCAATGTCTTGTATGTGAATCTTGAGCTTGATCGTGCGTCCTGTTTTCACAGATTCAAGGATGTATATGAAGCATTGGGACTTGAACCAAAAAACTTAAACAGAATTGATATTTGGAACTTGCGTGGTAAGTCCGTGCCTATGGATAAGTTAGCACCTATGCTCATTCGCAGAGCACTGAAAGGCAACTTTATAGCCGTAGTAATTGACCCGATATACAAGGTTATTACAGGCGATGAGAACAGTGCGGACCAAATGGCACATTTTTGCAACCAGTTTGACAAGGTATGTACAGAAATCGGATGTGCAGTAATCTACTGTCACCACCATTCAAAAGGTGCTCAGGGCGGTAAAAAGTCAATGGACAGAGTTTCGGGCTCGGGTGTTTTCGCTCGTGACCCCGATGCACTCCTTGACCTTACAAGGCTTGAAATCAGCGACAATCTGATGAAACAGCAAAAGGATGAAAGAACCTGTAAAATCTGCAAAGACTGGATAGGTCGCTTCAACAAAATCAGTGAAGTGTGTTCGCAGGATGATTTGGTAATGGCAAATAATATGATTGACATCGCACGCAAAACGCTTCCTGAACAGTCTTTTAAGCTGATGATGTCAGATGTTGCCCGTGCCGAAAAAACCGTAAAAGGGATGTCAGCGTGGAGAATAGAGGGTACTCTGCGAGAGTTTCCGGCATTTGATGCACTTAACCTTTGGTTTGATTATCCGATACACAAATTAGATACAACAGGTGTGTTGAAAGACTGTAATTTTGAGGGCGATTTTAACCCGCCTTACAAGAAGAATTTCAGTAAGAAAAATACTAAATCGGAAAACAAAAAAGGACGCATGGAATCTCTTATGACAGCCTTTACGGCAGAAGAGAATAACGGTCAGGCAGATATAAATGACATGGCTACATATCTTGGTGTCGGCGAAAAAACAATCCGAAATTACATAAAAGAACATGGCGGCTTTTGGATTGACGGCGGTAAAACAGGATTGAGGGAAAAGGAAAAAGTCGAATAAATTTTCCTTTTTTGTCAAATTTGGAAAGAAAATTTTATCGAGAATTTCCCTTTCCGTGAAGGAAAATAGGGAAAATTTCCCGAGAAATTCTCTTTCCGAAAATGACGGAAAATGACTTTTTTCTCGAGATTTTCCGAGGGAAAGAAAAAACTATATATACTACCGTATATATAAACGATGTCCGTTCCCTAAGGTCACAGGGGTGAAGTAGTTGTGCGAAGCTTACGCACAACAACTCCTTCCCCTGACCTGTGACTAAAAGCAAAATTTTAAAGTTAAGAAAGGAATGGTAAAAAATGGCAAAATGCAAATCGACTTCAAAAGATAAAAGATTAAAAGTCGCTAAAAGAATGCCTCCACTAAAACGAAGAAAAGATGGAGAGGATTATTGTTATATCAACGACGAAGTAATGAAGTGGATTTCCAAAAATCCTGCGTTGATAAGTTATGTATTGGATAAGGTAGCCGCTAATGGATACATAGTTTACGACCCAAAATTTAAAGTATGGCACGGAGCTGATTATTATGAAATCGAATGCAACGAAGACTGAATTTTTTATGGCGATGATACCGCCGACCGTAACTGCACAGGAACATAAGGTTATGGTAAAAAACGGCAAACCTGTTTTTTACAATCCGCCCGAGGTGAAACAGGCAAGAGAAAAGCTCACGTCACATTTAGCAAAGTTTAAACCGTCAGAACCGTACGAGTCGGCTGTCAGGTTGATAACAAAGTGGTGCTTTCCTCGCGGTAAACATCAGGACGGCGAATATCGTATAACGAAACCTGACACGGACAATCTGCAAAAAATGCTAAAAGACTGTATGACCGCTCTCGGCTTTTGGTCTGATGACGCACTTGTTGCAAGTGAGATATGTGAAAAGTTTTGGGCAGAGGTTTCGGGTATTTACATCAAGGTGGAAGAACTGTGAATATCTCGGAAGTTAAACGCAACCTTGAAAGAACCGTGCTGTACAATGGAGCAGAATACATTCTGAAAGGCTGTATCATCAGACGTAATACAACAGGTCGGTTTTACTATCAGGCAGAGCTTATGGACACCAAAGCCAAAAGCTCGTTGATTGTAACTGCACTTGATAAGATTGACGAAAGGAGAACCAACATTGAAAGCAAGAATACCCGTTAAGCTGAAAAGAGAGACTATGGCGGAGATTAACCGCCTTGCCGACAGGGAATATCAGAAAGTCAAGGACAAGGAAATTGCGGACGTCACAAGACGAATTTTTAAGACAATTGTATTTGCCTTGCATAAGGATTTCGGCTTTGGTCGTGACAGATGTGCAAAGGCTTTGAAGTCGATGACCGAGATAATTGAACATTCCGACACTGACGAAGTGTTCTGGGAACATATCGACCGTGTGGTTATCGACAAACTGAAACTTGAATTTGACCGCAGAGATTACACCGACAATGGAAAAGTTGTTAATTTTGAAGGAGACGAAGAAAATGATTGATTGTTCAAAAACTGAAAACTATATGCATGAAAAAGCTCGAATGACAAAATCAGTTGTGAACGGTGTATGCCATATTCGGTGTACAGATTGCCCATTGAGCAGATTTAATAATAACGAAAAAATAGTTTGCTCCGAGTTAGAATTATTTCACAGTGAAACGGCTGTTCAAATAGTTCAGCGGTGGAGCGATGAGCATCCGCAACGGACTTATTTGAGTGAGTTCTTGAAAAATTATCCGAACGCTCCGCTTGAAGATGACGGAGCACCCGAAATATGCCTCAGTAGCTTAGGATTGACGAACTATAATGGATGCAAAAACGGCATTACTTGTTTGGAATGCTGGAATGAGCCTATTGAGGACAGTGAAAAACAATGATTGAAAAAGAATTAAAAATCCGTGATTTTTGTGGTGACTATGCATTGGATATACCCGATTATAATGGTAGCAATTTTACTTTGCTTTTTAATTCAAAGAGAAACGCTGAAAATGTAAAACGCATTATTGAGATTGACGGAAGCAAACCCAACGAAGCTACCGTGTGTGATATGCAAGAGACTAAACACGGAAGTTGGGAATATGACAGCGAGGGTGTCGGTTATGCAAATTATTTATGTTCTGAGTGCGGCAATTTTCTCACTTTTTACGAGGACATTGATTTGTATCCATACTGCCCTTACTGTGGCGCAAAAATGGACAGGGGGTAAGCAACAATGCATTGTAATAAATGCGGATTGCAATACTCAAGTTATTGCGTTGATTGCGCATATGTAAAAACAGGACTTAACTTAAACGATGAAGAATATCACGAGATTTTGAAATTATGGAATGAGCAAGAAAGGGGGAGCAAGAATGAAAGCCCATATAACTAAAGAGCCTGCTGACATATGTGAGTATTATACACAAGATTGTAATATATCTTTTCTCGCTACCGTTACATATCACCCACCTGAGAATAGTCATAGGAACGCACCTTGTCCTTGTGGAAGCGGAAAAAAATATAAAAGATGTTGTTTGATAAAGGAGAACAGACAAAATGACTAACTTTGAAAAAATCAAATCAATGAGCAAAGAGCAAATGACACATTTTATGCTTGATATTATGCTTGACACATTAAATAACAATGTTTGCGGTTATTGCGAAAATTGTGATGCTCCTTGTCTTGAAAATGAAGAAATTATTAGAAAATGGCTTGAAAGTGAGGTAGAAGAATGAAAGATATTAAAAACATTACCGTTAATTACGATAACAATGAAAGCAAGACGATTACAAAGGGACTTGTTATTGATTTTGGTAAACTTGATAACGATGAGGGCGATGTTTGCTTTAATATGTGTAACATCAAAGGCAAGGATTTGCATTTGATTGTAACCGCTGTTGTTGCGTTGGCACAGGAACTTGGTATGCTTGACGAGGAGGAGCGTGATACGAATTGACGGTTAAAGATTATTTATATTCGGTCAGAGTTTCAGACAAGTTAATCAAAACGAAAGAACACGAGCTGTCGAAACTTAGGCTGAATATTGCACAGGTATCGGTTAAGCAGAACGAGCCTGTTAAGACATCGGGAGTGAATGACCCTATGCGGATTGTTGACAGGATTGCAGACCTTCAGGCTGAAATCAATAGGGAAATTGACAATCTTGTGCGGTTAAAAACTGAAATCCGCAGTAAAATCAACGCACTTGACGATTACCGTTACATTGCAATTTTGACCGAGTATTACATAAATTGTCAGAGGTGGGAAGATATTGCCGAGAGTATGGAAATGAGCGTAAGGCATACCCTGAGATTACACGGCGAAGCGTTACAGGCGTTCCGAAAAAAGTTCGATTTCTCGTAAAATTATTTTGAAATGTCATTGAATGTCACCCTTACCCTGCGTATAATGGTATTATGAAAGTTTGACAAACAGGACATATGCGAAACTCTCCTAAGATAAAAATTGCACAGACCGCTCTCACCCCGAGAGCGGTTTTGTGTTAGCGTGAAAGGCGGTGTTGTATTATGGCTATGCTAACAGCTAAGCAACAAAGATTTTGCGATGAATATTTAGTTGACCTTAATGCAACACAAGCCGCAATAAGGGCAGGATATTCAAAAAAGAACGCAAATAATATAGCAAGTGAAAACTTGGCAAAACCCAACATAAGGGAATATATAGACAAAAGATTATCTGAAAAAGAATCAAAACTAATTGCTCAGCAAGATGAGGTTCTGAAATACCTTACTGCAGTTATGAGACGTGAAAAGAAAGAAAGCGTTGTTGTAACAGTCAGTCAGGAAGAGTCAACATACAAACCTGATGAAAATGGTACAATACGAAAACATACAATTAAAAGCGAAGTGCCGGAGATAGTAACGATACCAACAAGAATATCCGACGCAAACAAAGCGGCCGAGTTGTTAGGTAAAGTATATAGCCTTTTCAAGGATAAACTTAATGTTGACGCAAAGGTTGAGCAATCCGAAAAGCTCTCTGATGTTTTCAGACAGTTAGGCGGTGAGGGACTGAGTGAGTAACAAATTCCCGTTGTCACAAAAGTATATCGACTTTATCAACACAACAAATGTGTCGGCTGAATTTCTTGAAGGAACTACAGCGTCCGGCAAAACTACCGTCGGAGCAGGCGTTAAGTTTATGCGAATGGTGTCGCAGTCCCCGAAGAAGCTTCACGCAATTGCCGCCAAAACTACGGGCAAGGCCGAAGAAACGATTATTCAGCAGGACAACGGTATTCTCGACTTGCACCGCAACGCTGTCTATTGTGGCAACGGCGACAAGGACTACAAGCTCCCACATATCAAGTTTGAGGGCAAAATTATCTATATTCTCGGCTACAGCAGTCGGGATAAGTGGGAAATGGTACTCGGTGCGCAGTTTGGTTGCGTGTATATTGACGAAATCAACACCGCCGATATTGAGTTTATCCGAGAGATGTCAACCCGTAATGACTATATGCTTGCAACGCTGAATCCCGATGATCCGAGCCTGCCTGTGTATAAGGAGTTTGTCAACCGCTCCCGTCCTTTTAAAAAATATGAAAACGATGTTCCTCCCGAGATTACGGCGGAGCTTACCGAAGAACCTGTACCACCGAATTGGCGGTATTGGTTCTTTTCTTTTGCCGACAATTTAAGTCTTACGCCCGAACAGATTGAAAAGAAAAAGGACTCTGCACCAAAAGGTACAAAGCTCTATAAAAATAAAATCTTAGGTTTGCGAGGCAGAGCAACAGGTCTTGTGTTCCCGAATTTTGGGAGGGCAAGACATATCAAATCAAAAGAGTGGGCAGGAAAGTTTTTGAACTGTAACCGCAAGTCGGAACACTTTGTTCAGTTCACCGCAGGTCTTGATACCGCCTATTCGCAGAAGTCGCCTGACACTATCGCAATGACATTTTACGGCATTACCAATCACGGCAAGTGTGTTCAGCTTGATGAAAGAGTTTATAACAACGCTGAAATGCAAACGCCTATTGCCCCGAGTGACACGGTGAAGAATTTTATTGATTTTCTTGACCGCAACCGTGATGAATGGGGCTTTGCACGCACGGCTTTTATTGACAGCGCCGACCAAGCGACTATTACCGAATTTCAAAAGTATAAGCGACAGCACGGCTGTGTCTATGACTTTGCAAATGCATGGAAGAAAACGAAGATTATCGACCGAATCAATCTTGTACTCGGCTGGCTTGCCACCGACTGTTATTTTGTGCTTGAACATTGTAAAAACACGATTGCCGAGTTTGAAATTTACAGCTGGCGAGAGGATAAAGACAATACACCCGAGGACGGTCACGACCATTGTATTAACAGCGGTCAATATGCGTGGCTGCCGTTTAAAAATATTATTGGAAGTGAAATAAATGGGGCTGATTAACAGAATGGCTGAATCTATCAGATCGGGAATTAAAAACTTTTTGCAGATTACTCCTGCAAGCGACAAAACAATTACCGTTACCGAAACAAGCAATCATCTGACCGAGTGCTTTATCAATCGCATTTGGTATTGGGGCAACAGCAGACAGCTTGCGGAGCTGTACAGGCAGATTGATACAAACAAAACTATGTTTTGGGCGGCAAAAAGCACAAAGGGGCTTGAAATCCGTAAAATACACACGGGCTTGCCGGCACTCATCTGCGAAACGCTTGTGAATATCGTAATTGCCGACTACAACGGCACAGATGTTACAAGTAAAAATTCAACCGCTTATGCAGAGCGTTGGGAAGACATTGAAAAGCAGAACAAGCTATCCGACACGGTTAAGCAAATGCTCCGTGACCTATGTGTTGTCGGTGACGGTGCTTTTAAGGTCAGCTTTGACACGGCTGTATCAGATGTTCCGATTGTTGAATGGTATCCTGCCGAAAACATCGACTTTACATATGTGCGTGGCAGAATCCGAGAGGTTAAGTTTTACACCGATTACACGCAAAAACACCGCCGTTACCGTTTTGAAGAAACATACGGTTACGGCTATATTCACTATGCTTTGTATGATGACAACGGCAAAGAGATTGACCTGCACACGGTTGACGCTCTTTCGTGGATTGATTCAAAGGGCGTTACATTTGACGAATCATATATGTGGGCTGTACCTGTCCTTTACGGCAAATCGTGCCACAAGGGCAGAGGTGCGGGCATTATCGGCATAAAAACAGACGCTTTCGACAGCCTTGATGAAGTGTGGTCACAGTGGATGGACGCACTCAGAGCCTGCCGAACAAAGCAGTATGTGCCTGATTGCCTTGTTCCGAGAAATCCCGAAACCTGTCAGCCGATATCGCCAAATTCGTTTGATAACCGATTTATCACCGTGGGCAACGATATGTCTGAAAACGGCAACGGCAACAGGATTTACACCGAAAGTCCGCAGATTCAGCACGAAAGCTATTTGAGTTCATACATTACTGCCCTCGACCTCTGTTTGCAAGGTATTATATCGCCGTCAACTCTCGGCATTGATACGAAGAAGCTTGATAATGCAGACGCTCAGCGTGAAAAGGAAAAGACAACCCTTTACACAAGGCAGAACCTTGTGAAAATTACGCAGAACGCACTTCAAAGCCTTGTTGCAGTTGTACTCAATGCAGACGGTGAACTTAACGGCAAGGGTATTGTTGAGGGCTTGGAAGTATCCGTAAACTTCGGCGAATATGCAAATCCGAGCTTTGAAAGTCAGGTTGAAACTGTGTCAAAAGCAAGACAGGGCGGTTTGATGTCAGTTGAAACCTCGGTTGACGAGCTTTACGGCGACAGCAAGTCGGAGGATTGGAAAGCCGAAGAGGTGCAGAGAATTAAGGAAGAACAGGGCATTGCAGGCGAAGAAGAAAAATCGGAGCTTGACGATGTGGCAGGACTTGATTTTAAAAATTTTTCTAATTAAACCTTGACAAATGTCCGTACATAATATATTATATATGTACGGACAAAATAAGGCAGGTGTAAAGAATGTGTCCTAAAGGCAGACCTACGCAAGATAAGCGTGATAAAAGGTTTGAAATCAGATTATCAGCTGATACATATAATACCCTTGAAGAATGTGCTAAAAGTCTTAATATTACTAAGTCAGATGTAGTACATAAAGGTATTGCCTTAGTTAAAGCTGAAATTGATAAAAAGAAATAGAGCGTTGCCCACCGACCAAAGTTTGCAACACTCTAAAAAAACCGACAGAAGTATCTCTATCTGAAATCTATTATATCATTTAAGATTACTTCTGTCAAACAAAACAATTGATAGGAGTTTTTATTATGGCTTGTGTAAAGAGTGTAAAAAAGGTAATCGAAAGTGTTCGTGGCACTGTTAATCCATACTACGATATGGGCTGCGATAATGTCAATGAGATTTATCGTACCAATTCAAATGTATTTGATATGATTTGTGATGCATTCGTATTCGGCTATGCCCAAGGCATAAAATCCGCAAAAGCTGAAATAAGAAAGGCGGCTAAATGATATGGATAACGAAATTTGGAAAGATATTGAAGAACTAAATGGAGATTATCAAATCAGTAATTTAGGTCGTTTGAAAAGAACAAAAAAATATAGAAATCAATTTACTGAATGGGAAAGCAATAAAATTCTTAAATGGCAAAAAGATAAAGATGGTTACTTAGTTACCAGTATCAAAAATCCATTAACTGGTAAGTATACATCATACAAAGCACATAGATTGGTTGCAAAAGCATTTATTCCTAACCCTAATAACTATCCACAAGTAAATCATAAGGACGAAAATAAAGAAAATAATAATGTGAATAATCTTGAGTGGTGTACCAGTTTATACAATAACCATTACGGAACAAAATTAGAGAAACAAAATAAGAGTGTTAAACAATATGATAAATTCGGAAATCTATTAAGGGTGTGGGATAGTGTAACTGTTGCGGGCGAAACATTGGGAATAGATAAAAGTCATATCGTAAAATGTTGTAGAGGAAAAACAAAAACCGCATATGGCTTTATTTGGAAATATAATTAAACAAGAAAGAAGAGGCAGTTAATTTGTGACAGCCTCTTCTTTCTTGTTATTCGATAGGTGAAACGGATATTATTAATGGACTATGATATTTCAAAAGCATTCGAAAAAATTGAAAATGAACTAATATCATCAATGATAAGAAATTTTAAAAATCATAGAGTTGAAGAAGATAAAAATAATTTTTGTTGGACACAATGGCAGGCTGAACAGCTCAAAAGTCTTGAAGAGTACCGTAAGCACAACGCAAAGAAATTCGGCAAGCGTTTCAAAACCATTAACGGCAAGGTTGAAGAGATGATTCGCACCGCCAAAGCTGACGGAAATGCAAGTCAGGAGGCAGAAATTCTTGAAGCTGTCAAGGACGGTTTCAAAGCCCCGAAAAAGCCGTCAGCACACAGCACAGCCGAGTTCTTTAAGGTGAATGACCGTAAACTTGACGCACTCATAAAATCGACCACAGACGATTTAAAGAGGGCAGAAACGGCGGTTTTGCGTATGAGCAACGACAAGTACCGCAAGGCGATTTTTAACGCACAGGTTGCAATGAACACGGGTGCGGTTACATACGAAAAAGCCGTTGATATAGCTTGCAAAGATATGCTCAACGCAGGTCTTAATTGTGTGGAATACAAGAACGGTGCAAGGCACACGCTCTCGGATTATGCGGATATGGCGGTTAAAACAGCCAACAAAAGAGCCTATCTGCGTGGTGAGGGCGAAAAGCGAGCCGAATGGGGAGTATCCCTCGTTGTTGTGAACTCAAGACAGGGCGGTTGCCCCGATTGTGCAAAATATATCGGCAAGGTGTTTATTGACGATGTTTATTCAAACGGCAAAAAGTCAGACGGAAACTATCCGCTTCTCTCAACCGCAATCAAGAACGGTTTGTTTCATCCGAGATGTAAGGACAGCACAAGTACATATTATCCCGAACTTGATGATTTGGACGCACCGTTGTCTGAAGATGAAATCAAAGAGCTTGACCGTCAGCGAGGAATTGAGGAAAAACAGCAGTATGCACAGCGACAGGCAGAACGCTTTGACCGCCGTGCCGAATACAGTCTTGACGAGGACAATAAACGAATAGCTCAAACCCGAGCCGATGAGTGGCACGATAGGGCGAATACGCTTGAAGAAAAGACAAAGCAATTCTCACTAAACACCAATGAACAGAAATATTACAGACCTGTTTTTGAAGAAGATATATCAAAAACTTTTGAACGCAAAATTGAGGGCGAAACAATTACAATTGATACCCACAAGGCAAATACATTGTGTGATAATGTTTATATTTCAGATAAGGTAAAGCTAAAACGAAAAGAACTTCATAATTTTGATATGCAAGTGAGAAAAGCGTTTGATATGCTCGGAGAGGTTGAAACAAGCGGAAAGCCTGAAATTTGTATTGTCACTCCCGAAGAAATGCGAGTAAATGCTATTGCTTCATATATGCCAATGCAAAATGTTCTAAATGTCAATTCAGCATACTTTTCAACAAGTGATTTGTCAGGCTTACAAGAAAACTTGGCTTGTCCGCAAGACAGATTGAGTACAATTCTGCACGAACTGATTCATTGGCAAGACGCTAAAAATTACAGAGCAAAATTCGGAAGTATTAACGATTATTTTGAATATTGCGATTACCTTAATAAAATTTATGCTCCAAAGGTTGAAAAATTGATAAATAACGGTTATAATATAGAGGATATAAGTGAGTATGCTTTTGAATGCTTAAAAGATAAAGCTATGGATGAAGTGTATAATGAGTACAGAGTCAGCAAACTTTTAGGGTGATGATAGTATGAGATTGATACAAACTGAAGAACAAAAATCTCTATGGAATGCGTTTAAGCCGTACCTTGTAACAAATGGTTTAAATGTCACTTTGCGTGAAGATGCTCCACAAGAAGCTAAAGATGCTGAAGCACTTTACAGTAAGCTTAGAGAGAAACAAAAAATGCAATATCTAAAAGATAGTGGCATAATCTAACCGCTCCGTAAAAAGGGCGGTTTTGTTGTTTAACTTGCCGAGAATATGTTCAGAGCAAGAAAAACGGCTTGTTTACGGCATTATTTAACTTGCCTGCAACTTGCCGTAACAAAATTTAACACATCAAATCAGCACTTTGAGAAATCAGAGTGCTTTTTTATTGCATTTAAACCGGTCGAAATCGACCAGTTTAAAATATTGAAAAGGTGGTGACAGAATGAAAATCAGAGTAACAACAGCATTTAATGACAGGCAGAACGGCTATGTAACCCGACCTGTGAATGAAGTTTTTGAATGTTCCGAGCAGAGAGCAAAGGAACTCATTGACGGCGGTTTTGCAGAAGAGGTCAAGTCTGACGCTCCCAAAAAGCCGAGAGCCAAAGCAGTTAAAACAGAAAAAACAGAAAAAGCAGATTAAGCACTTTACGAATATGTAAGGTGCTTTTTTATTGTCCGAAGACATTAAACTACGGGAGACACCGTGCAAAACTGAAACAGAGAGACACTCTATAAACTGATTACGGGAGACACCCGAAAAACTGAAAGGATATGAAAAAATGGCAGAACCAAATCCAACACCAACCCCCAATGAACCGACACCTGCACCGCAGGGAACTCCACAGGGAAACGCTCCTGCCTTTGATTACGACAAGCTCGCAAGCCTTATTACAGGCAAACAAAGCGTGACAGAGGACACCGTGTTGAAGTCTTATTTTAAGGAGCAGGGATTGTCAGCCGATGAGATGAAAGAGGCTATCGGTGCTTTTAAAAAGCAGAAAGCCAAGAACACTCCCGACTTTGCAAAAATGCAGTCGGAAGTTGAATCCGCAAACAACGCAAAGCTCACGGCAGAAGTCAACCAGTCGGCAACCCTCGAAGCCGTAAAACAGGGCGTTGACATTGCAACCGTTCCGTATGTGCTTAAAATTGCAGACTTTTCAAAGGCTGTGACAGACGGCAAGGTTAATGCGGAAAAGCTGACAGAGGCTGTTAAAAAGGTGCTTGACGATATCCCCGCACTCAAGGGCAAACCTGCCGAGAACGGCACAGGAGTTAAGAAAATCGGCGGTGACGGTAACGGTACATCAGACGGTACTAAGCCAAATTCAAGCGTTCCGACAAAGAAATGGAACAGATTTAATATTTAAGAAAGGATAATTAAACTATGGCAAACACAAATAACTATGCAGAGCAGTTCAGCCCGGATTTGCTCGAAATTCTTATGCAGGGCACACTTACTTCACCATTCATCACTTCAAATGTAAAGTGGGTGGGTGCAAGAACATTCCACTTTACACAGATGTCAACAACAGGCTTTAAGAACCACAGCAGAGAGGGCGGTTGGAACAAAGGCAAATATACACAGACAGATGTTCCTTTCACTTGCGAGCACGACAGAGATATTGAGTTCCTTGTGGATAAGGCAGATGTTGACGAAACTAACGCAACCGCAAAGGTTGAGAATATTTCAAAGGTGTTTGAGCAGACACAGGTTGCTCCCGAAACCGATGCACTTTTCTTCTCAAAGGTTGCCGCAAAGGCACAGGCAACAGACGGCTACCATTCTTCAACAAAGACATCGGAGTGGACTAAGGAGAACGCTTATTCAAAGCTCAAAACAATTCTCTCTGCCGGCAAGCTCCGCAGATACAAGGCAAGAGGCACACTTGTTACCTATGTGACATCTCACATTATGGACTGCCTTGAACAGTCAACAGAGTTCACTCGTAAGATTGAGCTTACACAGATTGCAGAGGGCGGTATCGGCATTGAAACAAGAGTGACCGAGATTGACGGTTGCCCTATCATCGAGGTTATTGACGATGAGCGTTTCTACGATAACTTCAACTTTAACCCCGATGACGGCGGTTTTGAGCCTGCAACAGGTGCTCACAAAATCAATGTTCTTGTTGCCTGCGGTGAAACCTGCAAGACTGTTCCGAAGATTTCAAGCATTTACTTCTTTGCTCCCGGCTCACACACAGAGGGTGACGGCTGGCTCTATCAGAACCGTTCGCTTTCCGACACATTCGTATTCCCGAACGGCAAGGACGGCAAAATTGACAGCATTTATGCCGATGTTGACACAACGGCGGTTGCGTAATGTATGCCGATTACATTGAACATCAGGGCGGAGATGAAAACAGTATTATCTCTGCCGAACACATTGATGTTCTGACTTTTAACCGCATTGATTTTGAAAAACTTTCGGAAATGCAGAAGAGAATCATCGGCAGAGTGCATAGCAGACTTACTGCTTTTGAAGAAGAAAATGCCGATATGATTTCTTCCTATCTGAAAAGCTATTCAATCAACGGCACATCAGTGAAATTTGGCGCAAGCTGGAATTTAATGTGTATCAGCGGAGTGGCAATTCCTGCCGACCTCTATGCGTTGCTAAAATCAACGGGACTTTGTTATCCTGCAATCTGAAAGGTGCGTGAAAACCGTGAAATTTCCGTCACTTGTAAAAAAGCAGTTCTGCAAAACTCCTGTCGAGGTCACAATCTACGGTGAGGGTGTTACCGAAGACGGAGCACCCCTGACCGTGTTTGAATGCAAAAATCTGTATCCCTCCGACAGCTTGTACCCGTCAGCAACCCTGCACGGTGGCTCTGCCTTGTGTAATATGCAGTCAAAGGCAAAGACGGTTTATACCAAAGAGCAGAAAATTGTTCAGGTGTCGGCTGTCTTGCTTTTTGACGGCGACATTGCTCCCGACAGCCCCACTTTAAGCGGTGGCTTTGTAATCCTTGACGGCGTAAAACGAAACATCGTACAGGGTACAAAACACCGCAACCCTGACGGTACAGTTAATTTTACGGAATTGGATGTGATTTAATGGGATTTTCAGTATCATCAAAAATCAAACTCAATATGCCTGTTGTAAAACAGCTTGATAGGGCAAAGCAACAGGCTCTTGAACAGACAGGTGACGCACTTCTTAAACAGGTGAAAAACACGCAGGTAATACCGTTTGATACGGGTAATCTTCAGAACGAAAACACCTTTGAAGATTGTGCGCAGAGTTGGAACGGCACGGTTAAAATAGTGTCAAGCACTCCGTATGCAAGGCGGTTGTATTTTCATCCCGAGTATAATTTCAGCCGTAAGGAAAACATTGCCGCCGGCGGTAAATGGTTCTCACCGTGGCTTGAGGGCGGTACACGGCAGAATTTTTGCAGTCGGGCATTTGTGAGATTTTACAGAAAGGAAGCAGGACTTTGATTTACTTATCGGACATCAGAGATTGGCTCAAAAGCGTTACCTCAGCCGAGCATTATTACATCGGCAAACTTGACAACAAGCAGGACAGGTCAATCGGTGTGTATTCATTAAAGCAGTCGGGAACACCCACAAGGGCAATCGGCGGTGAAAGCACCTACGATACAATAAGCGTGTCTTTGCTTATCCATTACACCGACAACGCAAGAGAAACCGAGGAGTTTGCACGCAGACTTTACGAAACGCTTTACGACATTAAAAATGTTGAAATTAAGGAACACAAAATCTATATAATCGAACTGCTCACGGAAGAACCCGTTGATGTGGGAACAGACGACAAGGGTGTGTATGAGCAGGTCATTGAAGTTAAATTTTATTACGAAAGGAAGTAATTTTATGGCAAAAGTTGAATCGGGAGTATTCCCGTGCTATGAAAATCAGTTTGCGGTTGGCAAGGCAGGAACAGAATCCGCAACGACAAATATTGCTAACTGCGAAGAATTTTCTGTTGCATTTGACAACGGTGTCGAGGAATGGACAGCCTTTGAAAACGAGGGCTGGAAGTCAAGGCTTATGACAGCAAAGTCAATCACAATTTCGGTAAAGGGCAAGCGTACAATCGGTGACGCAGGCAATGACCAGATTGCCGCCCTTGCATTTGAAAACGGCAGAAAGGCAGAAGTTTCGTTTATGTGGACCTTCCCCAACGGTGCAACCGTCCTCTTTAAAAATGCAGTTGTATCCGTTACATCAAACGGTGCAGGCGCAAGTACGGGTGTTGCTCCGCTTGAATTTGAAGTTATGTCAAACGGCAAACCCGTATATACAGCAGCCGCTTAAAAAACGAAAGGAATGAACGATTATGTCAAAGTTAATTGATATTACAGACAAGCTTAATTTTGAGGAAAAGCCGAGTGTCAGAGTTAAAAATGTTGACCTTGCAATCAACAATGACGCAGTTTCAATGCTCAAAGTTGCGGCACTTTTTGAGGACGGCAACGGTAAAAGTAAAGATGTTATCGAAATGTATCATCTTCTTTTTGATGAATCCGAGAGAGAAAAGATTGAAAAGTTAAAACTGAATATGCACGATTTCAACGCCCTTATCAGCGAATCTGCCAAAATTGCAACAGGCGATTTGACTGACGAGGGGGAAGTTCAGACCCCGGCTACGACCTGATTGATGACTTTGATTTAATCGTGTCGAGCTTTCGCTCGGAGTACGGGGTCAGCATTTATTCAAAGGATTTTGCTAAAATGAGTTGGAATGAGTTCTGCTCACTTCTGCAAGGCTTAGGACCCGAAACACCGCTTGCAAGAACGGTTCAAATTCGCCTTGAAACCGACAAAGAGGTCTTGAAAAACTTTACTTCGTCACAGCATAAAATCCGCAACAAGTGGCGGTCAAGGAATATAAAGCACTATTCAGACGAAGATATGAACACCGTTCTTGCAGAATTTCAAAACTTTTTTGCTAATCTGTAAATTTGTACATAATTTTCGCTGTATCTACAAAATTCTTGACAATGTTAATATACAGTGATAAAATGTAACATACACTAACAAATTTATTAAGGAGAGTGTATGTTTATGAAATGTCCACATTGCGGAAACGAATTAAAGGACGATGCAAAATTTTGCGACAAGTGCGGTGCAGGATTTGGCGGAAACGATTCAACCTCGGCAACCGTAAATCCTGCAAATGCAAAGAAGAAAATTTACAAGCGTTGGTATTTTTGGGTTATTATCGTTGTTGCTATTATGATTGTTGGCGGTGTAAACGGTGCAATTAACGGTAACAGCGGTTCAAACAAATCAAAGCAGGAAACTACTGTTGCAAATCAGAGTTCAGAAGAAGCAACTGAAAAAGCGACAGAAGCACCGACCACAAAAGAAGTTGCAACAGAAAAGCCTACTAAAGACCCGAAGAAGGTTGAAAAAGAATTTAAAGACGGTTGCAAAACAATCGACTTTAAAACTCTTTCAAGAAACCCTGACAAGTACAAAGGTAATGACTACAAGTTTGAAGGTCAGATTATTCAGGTTCAGGAAGGCTGGGGCGGTTCGGTTGACCTGAGAATCAATATAACCAAAGAAGAAAATGAGTATCTTGATGAACCATTGTGGACTGATACAATCTACGCAACTGTAGAAATTCCTGACGGTGCGGACAAACTCCTTGAAGATGATGTAATCACATTCTGGGGAACTTGTGACGGCGACTATACATATGAAACCGTAATGGGCAACAATGTGTCACTTCCGAAAATCGACATCAAATACTACGAACTCAACAACTAAAACAAAAAGCCACTCCAAATGGGGTGGCTGTTCTTTTGCAAAATTTTTAAGCGTACATCATAACGGTGTGCGCTGTTTTTATGCCTGTTTTTAAAGAATCTAAAATGAAAGGAAGTGGTGAATATGGCGACAAAGGCGGGTGAAATTGAGCTTGATGTCAGGCTTACGGGTGATGATATTTCCAAAACATTGCATAAGATTTCCGATTCAATTACAAAAAAGTTTGATTCGGCATTTTCAAGTCTTTCAAAAGATTTTGAAAATGTAAGCACGGATATGAAACAGTCCTTTTCAAAGGTTTCGGAGGGCGTTTCTCAGAAAACCGAGAAAGAGTTTTCAAATATCAAAGGCAGCGGTGAGCAGTTAAGCAATTCGGTTTCATCTTCGTTTAAGAAAATCGGTACGGCTGTGGTTGCCGCCTTTTCCGTTGCTAAAATCAAGGAGTTCGGTCAGCAGTGCATTGAATCGGCTGCGGAAGTCAATGCGGCAAATTCGCAGTTTGAGCAGACATTCGGCACAATGCAGTCGCAGGCAGAATCAGCCATTCAGAGTGTTGCCAATCAGAGCGGTATTCTTGAAACCCGATTGCAGGGCGTCGGCACAAGCATTTATGCCTTTGCAAAAACTACTGGAATGGACAGTTCAAGTGCTTTGGGTATGATGCAGGAGGCTTTGCAGGTAACAGCCGATAGTGCCGCATATTATGACCGTTCGCTTGAAGATACCGCAGAAAGCCTGAAATCGTTTCTCAAAGGCAACTTTGAAAATGATGCCGCACTCGGTTTGTCCTGTACTGAAACCACACGAAATGCGGCGGCTAATAAGCTGTATGGCAAGTCATTTACGGATTTGTCGGAATCGCAGAAACAGCTCACGCTTTTGCAAATGGTCAAGGACGCTAATCAGCTTTCGGGTGCTATGGGACAGGCAAGCCGTGAAGCAGACGGTTGGGAGAATGTAACAGGCAACCTCAGAGAAAGTTGGAAACAGCTCCTTGCCGTAGTCGGTCAGCCTATTTTACAGGTGGCAACTCAGGTTGTAAAGCGGTTGAGTTCCGCACTTGCGACTTTAACGGAATATGCCAAAGGCGCGGTTGGATCGCTTTCAAAGGTATTCGGCTGGGATACAGGCAACAACACCGCAAGCAATATCAAATCTGCGTCCGATTCTGCCAAAAGCCTTACGGATACGGCAGATGACAGTTCAAAGTCACTTGATAATGTTCAGAAAAGTTCCGAAAAAGCAAAGAGAAGTGTTGCGGGCTTTGATAAGCTGAATGTGCTTTCAAGCTCTGACAGCTCATCTTCAAAGTCAGACACCTCCTCATCAAAAAGCTCTTCAGGCGGTTCATCAGGCGGAGCTGTTGCAAAGAATGTTGTCAAGGACACAAGCAAAAACCTTTCGGGAGCATTCAAAAATCTATACGAAAAAAGCGGATTCAAAGGCTTTGTCGAGAATGTACAGAAAGGTATTAACAAGGTTGATTGGTCAGCTATAGGCAAGAACTGCAAGACCGTTTTTGATAATGCTGTTCCCATAGTTCAAAAGGCATTCGGCACAATGCAAAAGGTCGGTTCCGCAAAACTCGGGGCAATTGGCTCCGCATTCGGAGCGGTTGCGACAATCGGCGGAAAGTCGTTTCAGACCATTTCAGGCGGTGTTGCTAAGTGGATTTCAAAAGACAGGGAAAAGATTATCGGCTTTATAGACACCATAGGCAACAATCTTACAAACGGCTATAACAACCTTTCAATCTTTTTTGATAATTTCGGTACACTTGCAGGCAATGCAATTGACAATGTTCGCCCTCAAATGGAAGAATCAATTTCCAATCTTTTAAGCGATCTTACAACCTTTGCGGGCTCAGTCGGCGAAGTTGTTTCGGGTGCGTTTTCAACTGCAACCGAAAGCCTTGTTGAATGGACTGAAAATGACGGTGCAACAATCACTGAATTTCTCGAAAATTTACAATTGCAGTTTGCAGATGTGTTTAACTTTATCGGTCAAATTTTCGGAGATATCGGAACAATTATCAGTAATTGGTGGAACGGCAACGGACAGCAGATTTTTCAGAATATCTGCAATATGTTTACCAACATTGGCACAACCCTGATGAATGTTTACAATCAATGGATTAAGCCTGCGTGGGATTTTATCGTAGCAATAGTAAAGTCAGCTTGGGAAAACTGGCTGAAGCCTGTTTTTGAGGGTGCAATAAACTTCTTCGGCAAGGTTGCAGACTGTGTTTCAACCGTGTGGAATAACTTCCTGTCACCGTTTGTAAACTGGCTTGTCAGTTTTTGGGGACCTATATTTCAGAATGTTTTCAATGCCGTAAAAAGGGTGTTTGATAATGTGTTTACATTTATCGGTGGGTTGGTTACCTCTATACAGAAAACATTCGGCGGTCTAATTGACTTCATTACAGGTGTTTTCTCAGGCGATTGGAACAAAGCATGGCAGGGCATCTATGACTTCTTCAAAGGCATTTGGGACGGCATTTGCGCCGTGTTTAAGTTCATTATAAACGCAATCATTGACGGCATAAATGCGTTGTGGACGGGCATTTATAACTTTGTTTCGGGCGTTGTTAATTCAATCGGCGGAATTGCGGGTGTTATCGGCGCGGCATTTGGACAGGATTGGAACTTTTCAATGCCTGAAAATCCGCCTCTCATTCCGAGATTTGAAGAACCCACGGAATCACCGGCACGAAAATTTGCAAAAGGCGGTATTGTTAAAGCTCCGACACTTGCGGTTGTCGGCGATAACGCAGGTGCTAACAGCGGTAACCCTGAGGTTATTTCTCCTCTTAACAAGTTACAGGGTATGCTCGACAATTCGGGCGGTCAGGATACAGTGATTCTCACACAAATTCTTGACCTGCTTAAACGCATTTATGAAATGTTCATTATCTTTCGCAATAACGGTGGCAACACTTATTCGTTTACTGCCGAGCTTGAGGGTTCAACGCTTTTTGAAGAAATGATAAGACAGGATGAGCTTTACAGACGCAGACACAACGGTAAATCCGCATTTGCATAAAGGGGGGATGATATGTCAAATTATAACGGCTATTTGCTTAAATTCGGCAACAACATAATGCCGAATAAGTACATTACCGCATTTTCATCAACTCCGAATCAGCGACTTGAAACTTCTGCGGAACGAGATCAGAACGGTACGCTTCAAAGGGCAACGCTGCCAAATTACAAAACAAAAATTTCGTTTTCAACTCACATTCTTCATCTTGACGAAAAGATTGATTTTCAGTCGATTATCAACCTCTCAATGGCGAATAAGTTACAGAGGAAGTGCAGGGTAACTTATTGGAACGATGAAACGAACAGCTATTACACCTCTTATTTTTATATTCCCGATATTGAATATACCGTAATGGATGCCGAAAAGAATGATATAACCTATCAGCCGATTACTGTTGAGCTGATTGAGTATTAAGGGGTGATTCTTAAAAATGCTTGTATCTAAAGAAATTGCTGATAAGCTGAAAACAAACACACTTTACAACACCGTTGCCCTGCATTCCCCCGACGGCAGTTTTGAGGATATAACAGGTGAAAGTATCGTGCTTGACAGTTTTTCGCTTGAAAATGAAATCGTTGAAAAAGAATTGAAATTCGGCGGTTGCATAGCCTCTGAAATGAGCGTGAAACTCATTGATTATGATTGCTCGGCTTTGATAGGAAAGACGGTACAGGTCATCATAACGGCAACATATCTTGAATCAGAGTTGTATCCGTCAGATGATTTGTACCCGTCAAATACTCTTATTTGTCCTGCCGAAACAGGAACGGTTGAATGTCCTGTTTTCTACGGTAAAATTCAGTCGGCTCAAAGAGATAAAAAACAGCGTAACATCGTCAAAATCACAGCCTATGACGCTTTTTATGATATGTCAAAGGTGGATATGTCTTTGTGGTTTGCAGGCAAAGAGAACGAGGACGGCAGTTTTGCTTATGGTTATGCGCACTATCAAAAAGACGATAATTTTAAGAACTTTTATTCAATAATCGCAGAATTTGCCAAAGATTATGCAATTACAGGGGTTTCACCGCCGAGCTTATCTGTCTTTAGTGTACCGCTGAAATTTGATGATACCTGCGTGGAAAAGGTTATAAAGGACATTACCTTGTCAGATTTAATCCAAGCTTATGCAGAATTAACTTTGAGCTTTGCCGTTATAGATGCCGACGGAAAAATGCGTTTTAAAAGGCTGTATTCTCAATCTTCCGTTGAAACAATCGATTCGTACAAAGATTTATCCTTTGAAGATTACGAACTTGAGCCTATCCGTATGTACAGTGCTAAGTTTGCTGATAAAAAAGCGTTTTTGTATGGCAACAGTAACGATTTTTCGTGGTATGTTTCCGATAACATTTTGATGAGGTGCAGAACAACAGCAAGTGATATCGGCACAAAATATAATTCTGTTAATTTTTTTGGTGATGTATATAAATACCGCCCGACAAAAATTAAGCTGTTTTCGTATTGGTGGCTTGAGGCAGGCGATAAGTACACAATTAAAACTCCGTTTGAAGATTTGCCGACAATCGAAACATTTGTGTTCAATAAGAAAATGGACGGATTTATAACTGCCCTCACATCAAAGGGCGAAAAACGATTAGGAAAGGAAGTAAAAGAAAATGAACAAATACAATAAAATTGTCTTTGTGAACGGCTCTGCTCCGCCCCTCAATGCCGACAACCTCAACCATATGGATGATGGAATTGAACAGGCTACAAACGGAGCAATTGCACTTGAAACCGAAATAGCCACGGCAAGAGGCAGTCAGAGTTCGCTCGGAGCAAGGCTTGATACGGCCGACGCAAATCTTGCGAACAAAGCAGATAAAAGTACTACACTCGCAGTGTACGGAATTACGGACGCATATACGAAGGAAAGAACAGACCAAAAACTTGCCCAAAAGCTCAATTCAATGCCGTTTGACAGTGAACCCAAAAATAATA